TCTAAAACCTATTGGACAGCCGATCAGCAGCGCATGATGGAGGACAAGCTGAGAAGGGTATCGGGCACCAAGAACGCGGGAACGATAATGGCCGCTGTTGGTGACCTCGGTTGGATAAACTTCGGCCTTTCTGCTGTGGACATGGCCATTCTCGACACTTTGGAGTTTACTTTGGCCGATATGTGCAACGCCTTCGGCCTTCAAGATATGCTATTCAACAGCGCACAGGGCAAGACGTACACCAACCTAGCCGAAGCGCGGCAGATGGCATGGACGGATAGCATCCTTCCAATCGTGGACCGCTTGCTAGATGACTATACTCGCAAGCTACTCCCCCGCTATTCTGATCTGAAAGACGGAAGCTACTATCTGAAATCCGTCACATCCAACATTCCCGAGCTTCAAAAAGACATGGGCAAGCTCGCTGACTGGCTTTCAAAAGCCGATTGGCTTACCCTAAACGAGAAGCGTGCGCAGATGGGTATGGAGCCGCTTGACGTAGAGGGTATGGATGAGGTCTACATCAGCGCGGGAATGCAGCCGCTTCTATTGTCGGGAATGGACATTCCCCAAATGATGGTTAACGCAAACGCAGACAGCCTGCCCCGTGAATAGATGGGAGAAAGCCCAATGGAACGCTGTCAACAAGTGGCGGGCAAAATACATCACCAAATACCAGAAGCGATTTAAGCGGGAGCTAGACGCGCAGATAGCCCCCGTTATGGAACTTATCAGAATCAGCTCGCGCCCCGAAGATGTGGCAAGCGGGATCCGTTCCGTAATGCGGCATGATAACATTATCGGCACTTTCAACGACTTATACAAAGAGGTGGGGGTAGAGGCCGCGAGGTGGGAAAGAGATCGCCTAGTCAAAGAGGAAAAGGCGTACAAGCCGAATCTGATAACGAAGGCTGACACCTTGCCGCAGTTTGAATACGTTTGGACGGAAGGCATGGCCAACTACCTAACGCAGCAGACGGCTACCTACATCACGAGCATAATCAACACCTCCAACAATATCGCCATTCGTTTGGTGCAGCTCACCATAGCGCAGGGGATTGATAAGGGCATGAACCTGACCCAAATCATGAAGCTGTTGGAAGAGCGCATCCCCGTGAATTGGCGGAAAGTTGGGGTGTGGAGGAGTGAGCTGATAGCGAGAACCGAGATCATAACAGCTCAGAACTACGGGGCGGCTTTGGGAGCAAGAACGACCGCCCAAGAGCTAGGGCTAACGCTTAACAAAAGATGGTTGGCCAAAGTAGACAGCAGAACACGGGAACCTCACATAGATGCCAATGGGCAAGAGGTGGCCTTGGATGAGAAATTCAGCGTAGGCGGTACTTCAATGGCGCAGCCAGGTGACCCCGCAGGAGGGGCTGACAACCGGTGCAACTGCCGATGCTCTGTTGTTCATGTGCGGGCGGATGGTCAGGCGAGCTTTTCGGGAAGGTAACTTTCGCCCCCTTGTAAATTTGCACTCGTGAGCTATACGATAAAGAACATAGGCGAGCTAATTGTCAAAGACGTTGACATGAAAGAGGGCATAGTGACAGGCTACGCATCTCGATTTGGCAATGTAGACAGTGACGGTGACATCATGGAAAAGGGATGTTACCGCAAGACGATTAGCGAAAACGGCCCAACTTCGGGGAAGCCTCGCATTGCACACCTTTGGATGCACTCAAGCTATGAGCCTGTGGGCAAGCTGTTGGAGCTTATGGAGGACGATTACGGGCTTTTGTTTCGTTCTAAGCTATCCAAAAGCAACAGGGGGAAGGATGCCTTAGCACTCTATGAGGAGGGCATTATCAATGAACACAGCGTAGGCTTTCAGGGTGTGAAATTCGAGGACGATATCAAAGATGAATCGAAGCCTTGGGATCGCATCCGCACATTCAAAGAAGTGAAGCTGTGGGAGGTTAGCTCCGTAGTATTTGGGGCTAATCCCGACACTCCAACGATTGGCGTAAAGGATATGAATCCTGAGCAAGCCGCCAACGTGATTAAAAGACTTGAAAACATGGAGCGCACTTTAAGGAAAGGCACGGGCCTAACCGATGAAGCGTTTCGTTTGCTTGAAATCGAATGCGCTCAAATTCGGAAAGAATTGAGTTCACTCCAAACCGAAGAGCCGCCTACGCACTCCGAGGAGAACGAGCCGGACATCTTGAAGATGTGGCGCGAAATAACCTCAACCAAAAACTGACAAAACAATGTCTGAATTGAACATCAAGGAGCAGTTGGCTCACCTAAATGGTGAGATCACAGGCCGCCTCGATCAAATCGAAAAGGGCCAACGCGAGTATAGCGACCAAGTGAAATCGGAGCTTCAGGCTTTGATTGGCGAACACAACGAGAAGGCTTCAAAGTTGGCTGACAACTTCGGGGAAACTCAGAAGCAGTTGGATGCTATCGAAATTCGCTTCAAAGAGCTTCAGAAGCAGGGCATGAGCGCAAGCAAAGCCGCTGAAAAGACTATCGAGCAGAAGTTCTACGAGGCTATGGTAGCCAAGAAGGACGAGTTCAGCCGCATGAAGAACGGCCACAAAGTCGAGTTGGACAGCAAGGGATTATTCACTAAGGCTGCTGGCGATATGACTTTCGCAGCTTCCACCACTGGACAAGTGGGCGAAGAAACTGTATTGTCTATCCTTCCACAGCCTGAGCGCAAGAACCGCGTACGTAACTTCCTTCGCCAAGGCGTTATGACGGGCGAGCTTGTTCGCTTCCCTAAAGATACCGGAGGTGAGGGAACTGCCGCCAACCAAACAGAAGGCAACGCAAAGTCACAACTTGACCGCGACCTCGCAGCCCAAAGCTATGATGCGCAGACTATCGCTGCTTTCTTGCGTATCTCTAACCAAATGTTGGGCGATATTGCCGGGATCTCTACTTACTTGAGCTACGAGTTACGCAGACAGTTGTTCAACCAGGAGGACAGCCAACTGTTGACTGGTGACGGAACAGGCACTAACCTCGCAGGCTTAGCCGTAAACGCAGCCGATGCTACTGACTTGGGTATCGTATTCAAGGCGGGAACTGAGCCTTACAAGTGGGATGCTATCGCAGCCGCTATCGCTTACCTCGCTTCTCAGGAGTTCACCGCCAACACCATCTTGGTGAATCCTATCGAGTACTACGAAATGATGAGCGCGAAGGGTAGCAACGGGCAGTATGTATCGCCTTTCTACTTTGACAACGGCACAGGCGTGGCTACCATCTTCGGAATGCCTATCAGCCACACCTCAGCAGTTGCAGCCGGATCGTTCTTTGTTTATGACAGCATGAGCGAAGGCCAGTTGTTCCAACGTGAGGCTCCTTCTGTTCGTTTCTTCGAGCAGGATAGCGACAACGTGCAGAAGAACTTGACAACTGTACGCATCGAGGAGCGTTTGGCTCACGCCCGCTTCCACGATAACGCTGTGTTCTACGATACATTCTCTGACGTTATCTCAGCTATCACAGGCGAGGCATCGTAAAAGGATGTAGATAATTTTAGCCCCGCCAAGTGCGGGGTTTTTTATTACCTTTGAAGCCGCAAAGAGGGCGTTCTGCTCTCGGTCGCTTTGGTTTTGAGCCTCCCGTCGCTGGGAGGCTTTTTCTTTTGTGGGGTAAATTATTTTGCAAAACATTTGCACGGTAAAGAAACGCGCCTTATATTTGCTTCATCAAACAAACCAAAAGCGACATGACAACTTCAGAAATCACAAGCAACATCTCAGCAACCTTCGCAGCAATGGAAATTATGATGAAGAGAGCTGATAAAATTGGAATGACTGGCGAGGAATTCGTAAAAGCTTTGAAAGGAAGAGAAAGCGAGTTTGCCAAATTAGTAGAGTCCTGCAAAAACTACCTTGAAGCAAAATAATCAAAGCCCCTTCGGGGGCTACTTCATTGGCCGATAACCCAAACACTTTGGGAATTCCTTTAAAGCGCGAATAGTTCGTACCGGCCAACGAAGCCCGCCACTAAACCAAACAGGCGGGCTTTTCCTTTTGTATCTTTGTCATATGCAAGTGAGAATGCGAAAGGCCGTCATGAATTTAGCCAAAGGGCAAATCGTTGATCTCCCCGAAGAGAAGGCCAAGCACTACATAAACATCCGTTACGCGGAGCCTTACAAGCCTGTGGCGGCTTTGCTCGATGATTTGACAATACCTCCACGAAGGACGAAGGAGGCGAAAGAGTTGCTCAACAGAATTACAAAGCACTATGAGAACAAGGCTGACTTTAACCTCAGTAACGAAGGCTAACCCCGTCAGTATTGCGGAGGTGCGGCTATACTCCCGCATTCCCAATATCAGCGCGGAGGATGCCCTAATTCAGCA